AAATTGCTAGAACCGAGGTTGGTACAGCTCAGAGTTTTGCTAATCTTGAGGCTTATAATCAGATAGAAGTACCTTTAAAAGGTTGGTTAAGTGCTAGAGATGATAAAGTAAGAGATACTCATGAGCATATGGATGGTAAAATAGTACCAACTAATTCTAAGTTTGTAATTGAACGTAGTAAAGGTAATGTAAAGACAGATGGTCCGGGAATGAGTGGAGTTGCCGAAGAAGATATACAATGTAGATGTATTCTAGTACCATTATATGACGAAAGTGAGATGTGGTAATGAAATATCGAAAACATGAAAAGTATATTGAAAGACGCTTCCCATTGGCAATTGAAACAATGGAAACTAACACTGCTAAGAATGGTATTGTTAGAGGTTATGCCACTGTGTATGATGAACTTATAGAATGTTATGGTGAAGTTGTAGGCCATGGTGCTTTTAAAAAATCATTGGAAGAAAATAGTGGTGTTGTTCCAATATTTAGAAGTCATGACATATATCAGGAAATTGGTAATGGTATTGAGGGTCAGGAAGATAAAATTGGATTGGATGTTACAGGGGAATTACTTGTAAATGATATACAGGGTGCTAGAGAAGAATGGGCATTAATGGAGCAAAAACATCGTCTTGGTAAGCCTCGTGGTATATCTATAGGATTCTCTGTAATACAAGAAGAGCAATTAGATGTATATAAAGGTATTCAAGATGTTCGTTTGATAAAAGAAGCTAAGTTATGGGAATGGTCACCAACTCCATTTCCAGCAAATACAAAAGCAGGTGTGACTGAATTAAGGAGTGATATACTTAAACGAATTGAAAGAATGAGCTTTAGAGATTTTAATTTTGTTATTAAACATTTCCTGGATGTAAATGAGTTACAGGCTGCAACACTTTTTGATAATCTAATAGTAGAGGGTCATGAAGCCGTTGTAGAGGATGCCGAGCCGGAAGATTTCCACTCGATATTAGAAGCATTACAGGAAATAACTGTATAAATTTGAGGTGAAAAACACATGTCCGTAACTAAAGACGATATCAAGAAAATTCTTGATGAAGTCAAAACCGTTGGAGCTCAGTTAAATGAAACTCGTGAACGTTTGGATAAATATGAAAAGCGTGATGGAGTAGCTCCTGGTGATATAAAGGATATGGAGCAGCGAATTGTTGATGCTATTACCCCAAAGCTTGTTTCACATGCTGATATGGAGTCTATTCTTACGAGAACAGATCAAATTGAAACTCAGCTTAATAAGTCTAAAGGTAATAATGAAGAGCATAAAGTTGATTTAACTGAGCATCAGATTGCTACTCGAGCATTCTTTAGAAATGGTGAAAGTGCTCCTGAAGTTCAGGAGTTTGTTGGAACTGAAGGTTATCATACTTTATCAGAATCAACTGATACTGAGGGTGGTTTCTTAGTAGATCCTATTACTGAAGCTGAGATTGCCAAAAACGTACTTGAAATTTCCAGAGTACGAGAGGTTGCTAGGGTAACTTCCATTAACACTAGCTCCTTACGTTTAAGAAAACGAATTTCAGGTCCTACTGGATATTGGGCTGGTGAGTCTGCTACTGTAACTAAGACTCAGTCTGTATATGGTAGAGTTGAGATTCCAGTGCATGCTTATTTGGTTCAGACACAAGTCTCAAGAGATTTGTTAATGGATGTTCCAAACTTTGAAAGTGAAATTACATTTGATGCTGCTGAGGCTTTAGGAGATGGTGAATCCTTAGCTTTCATTAGTGGTGATGGTGTAAATGAGCCTGAAGGTCTTGATGTTAATGCCGAGATTACAACTTCAGCAGTAACTGGTGGAGATACTTCAACACATTTAGTTGAAGCGGATGATTATTACTCCTTGCTGGTTGCGCTTAAAGAGAAATATCGAGCAAAAGGTGTTTTCCTTCTTAACTCGGTAATTCTTGGTAAAACTCTTAAGTTAAAAGAGTCTGGCGGCGGATACGTATGGCATGTTAACTTAGCTGATGGTCCAGTAGCGACTATTGCTGGTAAACCTTATGTTATATGTGAGGACTTAGAGAGTGATGGTACTATTAATCTAAATCCAGTATTCTTTGGTGATTTTAACAGAGGGTACAGAATTGCAGATCGTATTGGTATTGAAGTCACGCGTGACCCATATTCCGTTAAACCGGATATTGATTTTATGTTCAGAAAAAGAGTTGGTGCAGGCGTTTATATGGCAGATGCCATTCGAAAGCTCAAGTGTGGATAGTATGTAGTTTTATTACTTAATCTCTACAGGAGAATGTTATGATTCAAGATATTTTTAATGAAGTTAAGATTGTACCAATGTATTTTCCTATACTTGTAGCTCCAACTATTGGTTTAGATAGTGATGCTTGTGGTGTTGCTGGATATGAAGCTGCAATGTTTACTATATATGTTGGTGCATCAGGTGATACTATCTCAGGAGCACTTTATCTTAAAGCCGAGCTTATAGAGTGTGCTACTGTGGGTGGTACTTACACTGTAGTTGCTGATACAGACATCATTGGGGCAGACACAAATGATTTTGCTCTTGTTGATGATCCTGGTGATGAGGAATTAGTTTATTCTCTTGGTTATAAGGGAACTTTACCCTTCGTCAAGATAAGAACTACAGTTGTTGGTACAATGACAAATGGTATTGATACTGCTATGTGGGCAACTCTTGGTTATCCTAGAGTGGCATCAGTAGCTAATGCGGTTACTCCATAATGATAACCATTTGTTTCATAACTACTGCTACAATTGGTAGTAGCCATTACATGCCGGGCGATGTCGCAGAAGTTGACAAACGCACCGCCCGGCTTTTAATTAAAGCTGGGTTAGCCTATGCATTAGGTATGCAAGCACCAGATTATGAGGTACATCGTGTCCCAAATTAGTATTGCAAGGTTATCATATTTAAGGTCGCATAATTTATTAAATATGTATGATAAAGATAATGCGAATCAAATGAAACAGATTCAACAATCTAAATTTGATGTGTCTCTGTGTAATCTATTAGCTGTCAATACTGGTATTGCAAGTTTATATTGTAATAGGATATTTAATGAAACAACATATACAAATGAGCTCTATACACCAATAGATGATTATGAATTGTGGTTAAATAATTGGCCAGTTAATACATTAACTGAGGTTAAAATATCAGATGGGTCAAGTTATGTAACTGAGAGCTCAGATAATTATCAATTACTAGATGAAAGAACTATTTTGTATCCAGCTATACATGTTACTAATTCTACATATGGGGCATGGCCTAAAAAAAGATATGGAATACAAGTTACTCATACTTCTGGTTATGATATTACAGATTGGAAGCATTTAGAGCATCATGCCGAATGTGATGTACCGCCAGCTCTTGAAGATGCTGTGGCTCGTATGACAACATTACTTTGGATGGAAGGTAGAGCAGATCAATCTAGAATAGGTATTATGACTTTAACTAAAGGAAATGATTACATGGCAGTTGAGAAATATGTACAGGGGCTGCCTCTAAATATCTCTAGTGTCTTAGATAAATATAGAAAGATAGAAATATAGAAAGATAGAAATATAATGGCAAAAGAAATTGAAATAAGGGCATTAGGTATGGAATTTTCACGTATGATGTCTACTGCAAGAGGTAGTTTTAAAACAGAAGTACTTAATCGTGTTTCTAAATTACCTGTACATTTTTTGCAGGCATCACAAAAGTATTTTAGTAAAAACATTAAACAGGGTAGTGGTAATTTACTTAGGAACATAGAGCCATTTGAAAATGTTAGTACGATAGATGATAGTACTGTATGGACTATAGGACTTCAAGTACCAGATGTAGCTCATGCTTTGATATTGCATGAGGGTGGGCGGCGTAAAGGACATGAAATAAAACCTAGGGTTGCTAAAGCTTTATATTGGGGACCTAAAGGAGTTCCATTTGGTCCTAATATCCGGCCAGATGGTACTACACAAGAAGGTGTACCTGGAGAAGATTTCCC